ATTCGTATTGAGTTTCTTGTCTGTCATTTAACCCTGTTTCCGACATTCTCATGTCTTCGTCTTCTTTGCTTTCGTCTTCTTCATATCCCTGAACAACGCCGTCTGGGATTACAGCAAATCTGCATTTACCTTCTTCTTCAACTTGCTGCTCAATAATTTTACATACACCATTTCCAAGGTATAATACACAATTTGCACACTTTACCCCAATCTCTTTGACCTCATTCTCTTCTGCTGTTTCATAGCCAGCCCAAATACCGCTACCGTCTTCATTGAACTTCCCATATCTTTCTGCAATTTCAATAAGAGCCATTGCAAGCATAGCTTCTTCTTCAACAAGATTTCCTTCTTGTTTTTCAATTAAAGCTTCTGCTTTATTAACAATCTTATATTTTCCGCCCCTTTTTTTGTATTCACGAACAAGCCAAGCATTAGCATATGCTGATGGATAAACGTCAAATCTTCTTTTAGCTTCTGCTTTAACTCTTGCGTATAGATCTGGGTTTGTAGGAACATTCATTGATTCTTTTTTCATTTGAGTAGGTACATTGATTGGCTTTTTATCAGTTCTTGTTTGTGTTGACTCAGCTCTTCTTTTTCTTCTAATTGCAGACTCAATTTCTTGTGGAGTCATTCTTGCCGCTCTCGCTGCTGGAACGCATTTTGGATATTTACCACTATCTGCATCTGCTCTACCACATGGCTCAAATCCACCACCGGGTTTTGGTCTAGACAGGTCTACCCATTTTTCTTTAAACCATTGAGTCAATGATTTTTCAATATTATCTAGATTTTCATCAAAAGAATCTAGCATAGAAATGTCAATATCACCTATGGCTATACCTTGTGCAAGAGCTTTTTTTCTAGCATCTTTTTTAGATGTTTCGTTTGATGGGTTGTAGATATAGCATTTACCAGAATCTCCCCATTTGTATCCTGGTTTGCCATTATCTGAGCATGAGTTAATAGGCATAGTAAAGTAATTTTATCACATTTTACTTATAAATGGTATACAGATCTTCTCGTTCCCATCTTTGAACAGGTATTTTTACATTATGAAATGCTGAATAAGCATCTTGTGATGAATAATACATTCTTGCGTAAGCCATCCTAGCGCCTTCGTCATAGACTGGACATTCTGGATTAGGATCTAAATACAAAGCTTTGTATTGGTATTTATCATCTTCCCAATGTATAGCATTCACAACAACTAACTCTTTAAAGCAATATGGACATATTTTTGTAGGGTAAGGAAAATCCTTAATTATCCTCCCAATAATCATCTTCATCATCTCCGTCAAAATTTTCTTGCATATCCATCCTTCTTAAAGTTGAGCCTTTCAGAATAAATGCAATAATCTCATCAATCTTATTATGCGCTATTTCAATACCATCCATCAACACATTTAATTCATCAATTGTCATAATATAATCATCTGATGGCGATATAACTGTAAACACTGGTACAAATCCTTTTTCAAATGGTATTGCTTTGATTATGATTCCAAGGCTCTCTATTTGATCTAAATTATCATCATCCTCATATGGAACGATTCTCACTTTAATTCCTCTCTGATAGTCATATAGCCAGCAATCAGGAGATGTAGGCCTAAAGTAATGAGCCATACACCTGTGATTCCGGGGTCATGTTGAAATGACATTACAATTCCCCATCTAATGAGTAATGCAATAATATAATTCCACAATGCAACTAAAATAAAACCTGTCAATTAAATCGCCTCCCTTCCATTCTTAACAAAAGATTCGTGAGTAATAGGCATATATTCTGCAAATATATTTTCAATAACTTCTGCATAGCATTTAATTTCATACTGAGCATGAGAATCATTTCTGAGTGAAATAAAATTAATTAGACTTCTTGCATTAACTGTCCAAATAAACTCAGTATACTGACCTACTGGAAGTACTGATCTAGCAATTTCTTTTGCAACACCTGCTTCAAGTAATACCTGATAAGTATTATATGCATAAGCGTATACTGATTTAGTTTTAGACTCTACTAAAGAAAGAGTTATTGGATCCGTAATCTCTTCAAATGAATAAGAACCTGGCTTGCCAATTTGTTGTCTAATATTTTCTGGATTATAAAAATCTAAAGTTTCTGGTATATAGTATCTCATACTCATTTCATTAAATGAAGACCATCTATGTCTAAACCACTCTCTTGCTACAAAGATTGGGCACTTAATATAAAACTTGAAAACTGAATGCTCAAAAGGTGTAGCATGCTTGTTTTTCATTAAAAAATTAATTAGTCCAACTGACTTCTCATCCATTTCTCTTTGATATGTTGCAAAAGACACTTTTGCTGCATTTACAACATCAAGGTCTGAAGCCATGTGGTTCAACAGTTTTACTGAACCGTGGTCTAGTACAAAGTATTCCTTATCTGCCATTGAAGAATCATATCAGAAAAATTTCCAAAAAATATTCGTTCTTGAATTGATTTTCAGATTTTTGATCTGTATACTCCGTATACCAGTATACGGAAAGCATACTAAGTAGTCTTATTAAGTAGTTAGTCTATAGTATGTATTAGCATGCTTAGTATACTAAGCATAGAGAAAGCAATTGATTTGTATAAAAGGAAGAATGGTATAATAGCACCATGCGAATAGTTGCTATTATTGAATCTGATGACTGCGGACCAGCAGCAATTCTTGACCCAGAACAGATTTCAATTACTAAATTTAATGATCTTTATATAGCAGCTACTCGTTGCATGTACCGCAATACACCTATTGTGTGTGAAATTTCTGAAGAAGTCGCTACAAAGCTGATGCTGAATGGTGTAAGATGTTTAGACTTTAATGATAATGACACTGTTGCGGACAATGAAAAAGATTAGCTGGTTTTCACTTAATAATTTAGATGCCTCTGGAGAGCGTTGGTTTAGTCAAGGCTATTCTAATGCGGCCCTATCTACGATTAAAGCATTACAAGATAAACAATGCGGTGTTTTTTATAACAGAGAAGACATTGACTTTCATGTAAACTTTTGCCCCCCAACCTACTACCAGAAAACGAGTAGATACAATGTTGGTTACACGCCTTGGGAAAGTACCAAGGTTCCTCAAGGATGGCTTGCAAAGATGCGAGAGTGTGATGAGATATGGGCAACATCTAATTTTGTTAAAGATGTTTATGAGAAGAACAATGTAAATGCAAACATTCATGTTATCCCTCACGGAATCAGTTCGGAATTTTTTCCAATAGATAGAGAAATTACAAGAACTTTTAACTTTCTTCATGTTGGAGGAGATTCCAAAAGAAAGAATGCACAAATGGTTGTTGATGCATTTTTGGATTTGTTTGAAGGCAATCTTGATTTTAAGTTGATTCTTAAATACAACAACTATTGCTATGCAGATGTATATCTTGAAGGAAAGATTGTTCCTGCAAACAACCATCCTCAAATTCTTGGGATACCAGACCAATTTGATACAGAAGAGATGGTTTCTTTGTATCACAAATGCCATTGTCTTGTTTATCCAACAAGTGGTGAGGGATTTGGAATGATTCCTTTTGAAGCAATTGCAACTGGTATGCCAACAATTGTTACAGACCTTACTGGTTGTGTTGATTTTGCAAAAATGTCAATTCCTTTAAAAGCAAGTTGGGGTGATTCTGATTATCATCGTCATCTTTATGCTGAAGATGTAGGTAACTGGGCAATCCCAGATTATGATGAACTTGTTGATCTTATGGAACATGTCGTTAATGAATATGATGATTTTAGAAGTTATACAATGAAATCCGCAAAAATTCTTCATGCGGAGTGGTCTTGGGGAGCAACGGCTGATAAGATTCTGGCTCGTTTAGAATCTTATGAAAAAAGTTTTGCTTAGTCCTTAGTACTAAATCTTGAACATAAATCTAACTTTGATACTATTGGTTTTACTATTTTCTACAGGAGGAAAACATGACTATTACATCTACATCCATTATCGTAAAAACAGATAATGGGTTTGAAATTAATCTGCCAAAGTTATTTTTAAAAAGCGGAATCCAAGGATACAAGATTTTCTTGGATAGATACACACTAAAAGCTAAGAAAGGCGATTTGGCACCAGGGGACATTGTTCTTGTTATTACTGTTAAAGATCCAAAGTTCCCTCAGAAAGAAATTGGAGTTATCCAAGAAGTTCTTAAAGATGAAGCTTTTATCTTGCTTCAAGACGGAACTGTAATCAAAGAAAGCTTTGATCTTATTTCTAAGCCCCTGGAGACAGAGCCAGAGCAAGTTAAAGAGCGCGTTGCAAATGCACTTGCATCTTCTGAGAACCCAAGCAACAGAGAGTATTGGGTTGACTCTTTTAAAAATATTCTTTTTGACAAGTTTATTCCTGGAGGAAGAATTTTAGCTGGCGCTGGTGTTAGCGGCCTAACCCTTCAGAACTGTTTTGTTCTACCATGTCCTCATGACTCAAGAAGTGGAATTATGGACCGACTTAAAGAAATGGCAGAAACACACTCAAGGGGTGGTGGAGTAGGTCTTAATCTTTCAAGTCTTAGACCACGATATGCACATGTCATTGGCGTAAATGGTATTTCATCTGGTGCTGTTTCATGGGGCAAGATGTTTAATCTTTCAACTGGTCTTATTGAACAAGGTGGTTCTCGTCGTGGTGCAACAATGTTGATGATTAATGACTGGCACCCAGATGTTATGGAGTTTATTACTGCAAAACACACCCCAAGCGAATTTGAAAATGTAAACATGAGTGTATGCATTTCTGATTCTTTTATGGAAGCAGTAAAGGCAGATGCCGACTGGAATCTCGTATTCCCAGATACAAAAGATCAAGACTACGACTCAATCTGGGATGGCAATCTTGATAAGTGGATTTCTCTTGGAAAGAATGTAAAGATTTACAAAACAGTTCGTGCTAGAGAGATTTGGGATGAAATTGTAAAGTCAGCATGGGCATCAGCAGAGCCTGGCCTTCATTTCCTTGAGCGTTCAAATAAGATGAGTAATAGTTGGTACTTTGCTCCTCTTGTTGCAACAAATCCATGTGGTGAGCAACCACTTGAAGCGTATGGTGTCTGTACTCTTGGTGCAATTGATCTATCAAAATTTGTTCAAGATAAAACTGTTGACTGGGATGATCTAAAGTTTACCGTAGGAACAGCAGTGAGATTCTTGGACAATGTTATTGATATCAACGAATATCACTTTGAATCAATTTATAAGAATCACACTGGTAACAGAAGAATTGGTCTTGGAGTAATGGGTCTTGCAGAAATGCTTGTAAGACTTGGAATCAAATACGGCTCATCTCAGTCTGTTCAGTTTATTGATAAACTTTTTGAAACAATTGCAACAGAAGCTTATTTAACATCTTCTGATGTTGCAAAGGAAAAAGGTTCCTTCCCTAAGTATGATCAAGAAAAATATCTAATGTCTGGATTTACACAGGCACTACCAGATAATGTTCGTGAAAAGATTGTAAACGATGGAATTAGAAATATCTGTATCCTTACGGTTGCACCTACTGGTACAACAGGAACTATGGTTGGAACATCAACTGGTGTAGAACCATATTTCAACTGGAGATATACAAGGACTTCTCGTTTGGGTGTTCACACCGAAACAGTTCCTGTTCTTGAAGAACTCGGAATTGATGTTAATAACCTCCCAGACTATTGCGTTACGGCAATGGACATGAAGCCAGAATCACATGTCGCAGTTCAGGCTGCTGTTCAGCGTTGGGTTGACTCTGCTATTAGTAAGACAACTAACTGCCCAAGTAACTATACTGTTGAGCAAACAAATAATTTGTATATGCTTGCATACGATCTTGGTTGTAAGGGAATGACAATCTACAGAGACAACTCAAGAGAAGTTCAAGTGCTTAACAATATTCAAGAAGAAGATGATGTTATTGCATGCAGTTTGGATGATCCAGACTGTGTAACTTGCGCTCTCTGATACAAGAAGAAACAAAAAATTGACAAAAGCGTACCAAATCGGTACGTTTTTGTCGCTTTTATAAGCAAAAGTGTGTATAATATGCATCATGCAATCAGATTATTCGTATAAAAGTCAACTCTGGATTCCAGAGAAAGCATTTGGTATTTGTTACTGGCTAACAGATGATGGTCTACCACTATCAGATGGTGATGGCATTCTTTGTGCAGAAGGTTTTGTTGGTGATGAAAAAACTGAGAAAATGGTTGAAGAAGCTGCTAAGTACTGGACAAGTGGTGGTTCAGGAAGAGTCTCTTGGATGCCAGGTGTAAGAAAAATTTCGGCTTCTGAAAAAGATGACCAAGCAGAAAGGTTAGCAGCTGGCTATATTCCAGATCCAATGCAAGACCTAATTGACTATGAGGTAAGTAGAAGAAATGGAAAATAAACTCGTTCATGTAGAAGATGACTACTCTGCAACAGAAGAACTTGACGATATCTCTTATGTATCGTTTTCAGCAGAACCAGATGTATACGATCCTTTTAAGAAGATTGATTTTTCATCTTTATCTCCAAAGATGAAGAGAAAATTTAATAGACTTGAAAAGAAGCACGAAGGCTCAGACGGAACTCAATCTAAATATATTGATCCAGAAAGAATTACTGGCTATTCACTTTATGATGTAGTGAATACTCCATACGATCTTGATACTTTAGCAAAACTTTATGACCAAAGTGCAATTCATAATGCATCAATTAATGCAAGAGTGATGAATACTGTTGGTCTTGGTTATGAGTTTACAGAAACTACAAAAGCTCGTAGAAGAATTGAAAAAGCTTTTGAAGATGAAGAAAAACTTGCAAGAGTAAGAAAATCTTTGCAAGACGAAAAAGAGATGATGGATGAAATTTTTGAAAACTTTAATGTTGAAGAGACTTTAATTGAAACTCTTGTAAGAGTTTGGCAAGATACGCTTGCAACAGGTAATGGTTATCTTGAAATAGGTAGAAATAGAGATGGTAAAATTGGTTATATTGGTCATGTTCCATCACCACTTGTTAGAGTTAGAAGGCAAAGAGACGGGTTCGTACAGATTGCAAAGAGTAATAAGATTCAAGCCGTATTCTTTAGAAACTTTCAAGACCTTGAAACTAAAGATTCAATTAATGAAGATCCAAATCCAAACGAATTGATTCATTTTAAAATCTATTCTCCAAACCATGCCTACTATGGCATTCCGTCAGCAGTTTCAGCTGCTGCAGCAATTATTGGAGATAAGTTTGCTAAAGAATATAATATTGATTATTTTGAGAATAAAGCAATTCCAAGATATGCAATTATTGTTAAAGGTGCAAAACTAAGCAATAAGTCAAAACAAGAACTTATTAACTACTTTAGAACAGAAGTTAAAGGTCGTAATCATGGAACCCTTGTTATTCCTATTCCAGCATCAATTGGTTCTGATAGCGATATTAAATTTGAAAAACTTGAAGCTGGTATTCAAGATGGTTCTTTTGATAAATACCGTAAGTCAAATA